ATATATCAGATAATCTCAGAGGACTATGATCAACTTAATTGGTCGAATACGCCAAGTAAAGATGCTGCTAAAGCAGATCCTACTGTTGCCAGTCCTAGTACATCTGGTGTAGGAGGTGCTGTAGGTAAAGCAGTTGATACGGCTAAAGAAGTATCTAATACAGCCACGGGATATTTGCCTTCATGGTTTAATATTGATTTTAATACGTTGGCCGTAGCTGTCGGAGCAGGACTAACTGTTGGTGCAGTTGCTAAGATGAGTGCTTCAGGACTTAGTAAAGTTTCTAGTCAATACGCAGCAAAATTAAGATTATACGATAAGATACAACCAGCATGGACTGCAAAATTTGCAAGTCCATTAGTGATGATTTTTAGAGTTGTTGGTATAACTACGGCCGTAACACAACTGTATGGTACATTGTGCGCATTAGAAGCAATGTATGTAAAAGGATTAATTGATGAGACTAGGCTAGAAAGTCAGCGTGAGTTTGAATTTGGCATATTTCAAACTCAAATACTATTACCGTTACTGCCAAAGATCATTGGGTGGTTTCTTAACTTCCTTACTGGTGCTAAGGCAGTAACTCGCTTGTTTGGCGGCCTTTCTGCAGGTGTTACTGCCGGAGCAAGTGTTGTTGCGGCGATAGCTACTGCTGCAGGTGTAACTTGGCTGCAATACTGGCTTGGAACTCAAAAAGGTCGTGACTGGATTGCAGCCAGTATCTTTATGACTCCAGTTAAGTTGTTTGGTAAAATAGGTGACGAAGCATGGGATCAATTAATGAATGCTTACCAAGGTGCTACAGGAAAGGCTCCTAACAAGGCGGTACCAGGATCTTACAAACAAGCAGCAGTTCGAAAATATGGTGATGAAGAAAAAGCCGCAGCAGCACTGGCAGCTCGTGATGCTAAGAAAAATGATAATTCTAAATATGTTGACGGTGTTAAGGTTACTGATCAACAAGGTAACTTACTATCTCAAGATACCTTATCATATAATCATAGTCTAGGTGGCTTTAGACGAAAAGAAATTGCAGCTGGCCGACCCGATCCATTAGCACAGTTTGCTAAACCCGGCGAAGCCTTACCGCCAATTAAATTTTAAATAATAGGCATACCACTTTTCTTAGTGGTTTCAATATTTTCTTTAATAATATCGTTGAGTAGCATTCTGTCTTCGTATGAATATATATGAAACAGATCCTGGCTAGATACTCCGCCTCTCATATACCAGCTTAGTCGAAAAATTTCATCTTTTATGCCTTTGGCTTCTTGCGATAAGTATCCGACATACTTTTCAATCTCAGAATTTGAGAGTCGCAAAAGCCTTATACGAAAAAACTTGATTGATCCATTGACACAGTGATAGTGTTTTCAGTCCCGCAGTTAGCACATTTAACTGGCTGGCTAGGAATATTCCATACTTCTTTGTTTTCTTCTAATTTATTTTTAACTAATTTATAAGTTTCTCTATCAGCATTTCGTAACCACTCTTCGATATGAGTCTTGTCTGTAACAGATTGACTGTCAACCTGTACATTTTCAATAGCTGTTAAAAACAATTGTAGTTGTAGTTCAGATAAGTCTTTGTAAATTTTATCAATTGTTTGTTGTTTTTCTTCTTCTTTTATCTCAGAACTTTGATACAGAGTTTTTTGTAATTTAAAGTTTTCAATACTAAAGTAATTCATTTCTTCATATTGCAATGGACGAATTCGAATAGATAACGATTCCGATACAGGAATAGTATTAATGAATTTTAAATTGTTAAAGTAATCTAACAGTTTACCTAACTCAATATCGTAATCATTTTCTGTTTCGCAGTTAGGGCAAGTCTGTGACACAGCCATTGTATCTCCAAATGTTGCTATTCTAATAGCAATAAGTAGTGCATCAATATCAATGCCCGGCATTAATTTGGCATTTTTAATGTACGGACAGCATGATTCAATAACATTAGCAGTAGAATCTCCTGTAAATAACGCATCGGGAGTCTTCATAATGATTTCATCCATGCCGCTCATAGCAAACACAGGTACGTTACTCCAGTCACCTAGTAAAGTTCCGGGTTCGTAATATAACCCCTTGCTAGGCAATGAAATAAACACTTTTGGTTGTCTAAAGTATTTTTGTAGTGGATTAGATTGGCTCATGTTAGTTCCGATAAATATATTAACTGTATTTATATACGCAGTTTTTCCATGGAAAAATAAATGGCAGAAGAAATTGATTATAAAAAGATGGCAGAAGCTCAGGCAATAGCTAATGCCAAATATCTCGGTAAGACTGGAGGTGCAAAGCCTGGCACCGGACAAGTTGCTTTAGATGCTGCAATGAAAGAAACATCTGACGCAATGTCTCCATTTGGAAAAAATTTAAAAGATGGTGGTGAATTAGCCAAGAAAGGTCTCGAAGCTGTACATAAAGCAGTAACAGACGGTCTAGGTAGCTGGCGCGACCTAAGTAAATCTGGTGCAGGATTTAATAATGACATTGTAGGTATGACTGTTGCTGCTGCCGGCACCCGCATGCCACTAGCAGACTTTGCCAGTGTTGTTAAAGAAAATGCTTCTAGCTTTGCAGGACTTGGTGGTAACGTTACTCGTGGTGCAGAAGCATTTGCCAAATTAGGCAAAGAAATGTTTGACAGCGGTATTACTGATAGCTTAAAACAACTAGGGTATACTAATAAGGATCTTAACGAAGTACTTGCATTACAAATGGGTACTGTTAGAGGTTCAATGCGTGATGACCAGGCTAGTAGAAAAGCTGCTATTCAATCAGCAGCAGATCTAGCTAACGAAATGGACTTGATGGCCAAGATGACCGGCCGAACTAGAGAAGAACAACAAGAAGCAATGAAGAAGGCGCAAGGTGATGCGTCAGTTGAAGCTAAGTTGCGTTTGATTGGTATTAAAGAAGGTCCTGAAGCTGAGAAGAAAGCACGATTAGAATTCTTAAAACAATATAACGAAGCTGAAGCACAAGGCCGCGGCCAGATGTTTAAAGAAGTATTTGCCACTGGGCAAATAATGAGTAAGGAAGCTGCTACTCAAGCTGCACTTGACGGCAAGGCAGCAGAAGCAACAAGGAATGCTGCAACAGCAACAGCTAAAGGCGATGCTGAAGCAGCTAGTAAATTTAATGCACAGGCAAGAGAAGAAACACTAAAATTAAATCAAGATGAAACTAGATTACGTCAAGCAACACTTGGTAAAGCCGGTGGAGTAGCATCAGAGTCGATCAGCGCAACTATGATGAACAAAGTCAACCGTGCTGATTATGATGCTGCTCAATCAATTAAAGG